TTCATCTAATTCTCTGTAACCAAACTTTGATAAGTCCTCTGTGTAATATTCACCCATTGTTTTTCTCCAGTGAAAGGGGTGGCTTACGCCACCTCCCTGTATATGTCAAATCTATAGGTGCTATACATTTCCCACCTAAGACCTAAAGAACCCAAACCAAATATTTTTGAAGCCATTACATCAGAAAAGTATTGGTCACAGCCTCCATCAGAATTGTAATGCTCATTGATGCAACTCCATATATTTCCTCCATCAAACCACACCTGAACAGTATCATCTATAATTTTGACTGAATAATCCCAAGAACCAACAGAGCCAACACCAAGGTCACTCCATCTCTTCTCTTCAGACTTGATAAAATCTTGCACGCTCTTTTCAACGTGGTTTTTTATAGTTGTTAATTTTTTCATAATTTTCTCCAGTTAGAGGGGTGGCTTACACCACCTCCTTGTTTAAAGTATCTTCTGATTTTCTAAAACTTTTTAAATACTTTTTAGGCAAACCCATATCTAAAAGCTCTTGGTCACTTGCAGTATTAGAAACACCTAACAAATCTGCAACTTTATCTAAAGTTTCTTGTCCACTACTTGTTAATCTGTCGTAATCAAAGTACAAGTCACTTACTAATTTTTTTACTAATTTTACTTCTTGTGATTTCACTTTTTTCTCCTTTGTTATTAATCTCACATGTCTATAATACCATAATTACACAAATGTGCAAATATTTATACAAATAAATATTAATTATTTTTAAGGGATAGTCTCATACAAATCTATTGACCTTTGCTTATTGCACAACCAAAAAACCAATAAGTATCTGTCACCACTATTAACTGGTAGACCTCTGTGTAGACTTGTAAAGCTTGGAAACATCAAAGCATGACCATTGGGCAAAGGCTTCAGCACACCATGATTATGGAACTCAGTGCCACCTCCTTCATAGGAGCCAGTGTTCAAAGGAACAACCACACTTATCTCAGCACTCTCATCATGATGCCAAGCCCCTTGCTTTTTGTCCACAAGGTTGTAGTTAGCTATTTGTATAGTGGTAGGGTCTTTACAATCTCTTTGCCAGATAGCATTGAAGATAGGGTTGAGGACAGTTTGTGTGACAAACCACATGTTCCTATAAAGCTCAGGCACTTGTTCTCTCAACACAATCTCTGGTATTTGTCTGAGCTCATCTTCTCTATTATTGCCTTCAAAGCCTATCTCTTTTTTCATGTGCTCAATTTCTTTTACTAACAGTTTGCAAAAGTGTCTTCTAAACAAAGGAACTCTATATATTTCAGGAAATATCTTTTTAACCACCTTATGTACAGGGGTTTTCTCCATTTTATCCACACCATTACCAGCTCTGTATTTTGCTATTAAAGGCAAAGTATCTTGAACTGCTTGATAAGTTGTTTGATTCACCATCCAGTGAGATTGCATACTTAGGAGATAGTTCTTGAGTTTGTACATGGTTTTGTAGTTTAACATATAATATAGAATAAATATTTGTAATTTGTTGCAAATATAAGTAAAATGACCCACATGGAAAATCAAGCAGTTGTACAAGATAATAAACAGAGAAAGAGTTTGGCTGTAGATGTCAAGACTTATGACTTGCTTCAAGATATATGCAGAACAGAGCACAGGTCTATAATAAACCAGCTCAAGTTACTTATTGAGAAGGAACATAAACGCTTGAATACATTAACAGACTAATGTTCTTTAAAAACATTATGGCAAAGAAACAAGTGCCTCAAAGTTACAAACCTGTGGTGGAAGCACCAGAGGTTATTGAACTTTATAGCAGACTGACACTACATCATCAGACAGCTCTCCTCAGACTTATATCTAGGAACTTAGAGATAGAAGTAAATGGAGAAACCACCATGGGTTATGACATGGATTTTGAGGTAGTAGGAGCTGTTATAAAAGGCACAGAGTCTTTAGACTAGACCAGCAATACCCATCTGTTGCCTCATGGCAATCTCTCTATCATCCTCATTGGGTAAAACAGTAGGAGACAACATAAGTTGGGGATTTAATGTTTGCTGAGGGGTAAACATATTGCCCCCTACTGAGGGTACTCGAAAATTATCTATTGAAGTCTGTAAACTTTCTGTTGCAACTGGTTTTTCAGCAACAGGTTCTGTTTCTGTGGGTGTGCTCTCTGTCATCACCTCTTCTGTTTGTTTTTCTATCAATGGTTCTTGTAAATTATCTAAAGTTTGTTTTGCACCATTTTTAAGAAGCTCTCTTTTATCCAAGGCTGATGCCACAATAAATTTAGTGTCTTCTGGATTGTCTTTAATTTCATTAGAAATAGATGGCAAAGCTTTAGATTTAAACTGTTGCATTTTCTTAACCTCATCAGGATTAAAAATTTCATCAATAACATTTTTTTGTGTCTTGATTGTGCTTGTAAAATTTTTAGACAAATCTGTAGCATTTTTGTTTTTCTCGTCAGCAACAAATGCTTTCAAAGTAATACCATCTTTTAACTTACTCTCAACTACATTGTATTCTGCATCAGAAGTTTGATTTCTTAATTTAGAAATAGCTAAAGGCACAGAATTGTTGGGTGCTAATTTATTGTGTGCAAATAGTAAATTTATAACCTTATCAGTGTCATAATTTTTATCAGTTATTTGACTTAAAATAATATCAGAGGCTTTATCTTTTTGTATTTCCACACCTTTATCATCAGCTATGTTCATGTAATCTTGATACAAAGATTTGGAGCTCAGTAGCTGATTGATTGTATCTGTGTCACCTTTTGCTAGGTTTTCTTCTATGTTTTCATTAATAGATTGTCTGGACAATCCTTGCATCATATCTAGTGTTTGTGCATCCTTTGTGCCTAAACTTTTATTTATGTTAGCTTGTAATCTTTTTTGGTAATCACCTAACTTTTGGTAGATTTGGTCTTTAAATTTTTGATTGTTAGTTTGATTCAAAAGTCTTTGTAAAGACACCAACTCAAGTTCCAAAGCTTGTGATGTGCCTTGTGGAACCACAGATTTATATTTTTCTAATATATCTGAAACCACCTTGCTAGGTCCAGCTGAAATAATACCACCCTCAGCTGAGTAAATTATTTCATCATCCTCTTCATCAGTATCTTCTTTCAAAGTTAAAGCCTCTGACCTTATATCATTTATTTCTTTTTTATTGAAACCAAGTATTTCTTTTGTTTCTTCTACATTCTCTTCATACTCTTTCAACAATTCCTCTAAAGCTTTTGTGTCTTGGCTTTTTAATTCTTCTGGTATGTTGAAATCACCAGCTCTGTCTATCTCACCTATTAGCCTTGTGGTTCTAGCTGTGGGCAAAAGGGCTGGACTTGAGGCTAAATCTGTAACAGGTTTTGCAAATCGAGAAGCTCTGCCTAGTTTTTCATAAAGCTCACCCATCAGTCTAGGCGATTGAGCTGGTAAAGTCACTGCCAAAGTCAAAGGGTCTGCATAACCAAAAGCTCCAGCACCCATTTGACCAGTAAAGGTCATGCCTTGTAAACCTCTGGGTGTGGCAGAGCTTAGTGCTTGTCCAGCTAAAGCTGGCAACAAATCAGGGTCTAAATTACGCAACATCTCCATTCTATTGCCATAGTTGGTGTTTACATTGTTTCTCATTACTGATTGTAATTTTCTTAATGTAGTACCAGCTGCTGCTGTTTTATTTAAAGACAACTCTTTCATCATCTCCTTCTCAAGCTTGACAGCTTGTTCATAAGCTCTCATGGTGTCTGCATATTCAGGAACTTGTCTAACAATTTCTTCATGT